CCATTATACCCCATTTATTACAATTAAGTGTAAATATATTTGACAGCCTTGCAATACAACATAGGAGATAAACATGACTGATCGATCAAAGTTCGAGCAGATGCTAGAGCATCTTGTTAATGAAGAAAGTGACAAAGCCAAAGAGCTTTTCCATCAACTAGTAGTTGAGAAATCCCGCGAAATCTACGAAAACATCTTAGCAGACGACTTCCAAACAGAGGAAGAAGAAACTGAAGATGATGAAGCTGTAGAAGAAGCTGAAGACAAAGACGACGAAGACATGGAAGAAAGTTTTGGGTTTGCCGAAGCTGGTGATGAAGAAGATACAGGTGACATTGGTGGCGACGCCGGTGACGACTTTGTAGATGACATCGACGCAGAAGGCGGCGACGAAGGTGACGAAGAAGGCATGGGCGGCGAAGGCGATATTGAAGATCGCGTAGTTGACCTTGAAGATGCACTTGACGACCTACGTGCTGAATTTGAAGCATTAATGGGTGACGAAGAAGGCGGCGACATGGGCGGAATGGACGACATGGGTGATGACGACATGGGCGGAATGGACGACATGGAAAAAATGCCAGAAGACAGCTTCATGCGTGAATACATTGAAAAAGTCAGCACACCAAAAGGTGGCGACAACGGTGCAAACACCAAGTCAGTAATGGCAAAATCAAACAATATGGGCGGTACAACTGCTAATATCGTAAAAGGTGGAGAAAGCACAACAGGCGGCACAAAAGGCGGTTTGTTAAATCCATCAACTAAAGAAGAAAACTTTGGTAACGTTAATGTCCCAGGCGGCAACGCAGGCAAGACAGCGTTTAAAAAGAAAGAACCTGGACACGGCGCTGAGAAAAAAGCAACTGGCGACAATGGCGACAGAGGTGCTGATAGCCCGTTAAATGGCGCTCCTAAAAGAGCAAAGTAAGTAGAAGACGATGAACTATCTTCGAGAAAACCTGAGTTTCGACCAAGCAAGAGTGGTCGTTGAATCCGATGGCGAGAATGGAAAGAACCTTTACATGAAGGGAATTTTCATTCAAGGCGACAAGAGGAATCAGAATCAGCGTGTTTATCCTGGAAGAGAGATTGCCAGGGCTGTCAAAACCCTGAACGATCAAATTGCAGGTGGGTACTCAGTACTTGGCGAAGTAGATCATCCAGATGACTTAAGAATCAACCTTGACCGTGTGAGCCATATGATTACAGAAATGTGGATGGATGGCGCAGACGGTTATGGAAAATTAAAAATCTTAGCAACACCCATGGGACAACTAGTGAAAACTATGTTAGAAAGTGGAGTGAAGTTAGGAGTATCAAGCCGCGGATCCGGGAATGTCAGTGATGGCAGTTCCGGTGAAGTATCAGATTTTGAGATTATCACAGTTGATGTGGTAGCTCAACCTAGTGCCCCTGGCGCATACCCTACACCAATTTATGAACACCTGATGAATAGTCGCGGTGGTTATAACAGCTTACGCATAGCGCAAGAGGTTAAAGGTGACCCTAAAGCACAAAAATATCTCAAAGAGAGCTTATTAGGTATAATAAGCAAACTCCAATAAAGAGGAGAATCACATGTTGGACGCACTAAAGAATTTGTTTGAAAACAACGTGGTTTCAGAAGAGATCAAAGAGTCTATTGAGGCTGCTTGGGAAGCTCGCATCGTCGAGAACCGTACACAAGTAACTCAACAGCTACGTGAAGAATTTGCTCAACGCTACGAACATGACCGTCAGGTTATGGTTGAAGCAATTGATCGCATGTTAGGCGATCAATTAAAAGAGGAAATTCAACAGTTTGTAGAAGATCGTAATCAATTAGCAGAAGCTAAGGCACGTTATGCAGTAAAAATGCAACACGATGCACAGGTAATGAAAGAGTTTGTAACTCGTCAATTAGCTAGCGAAGTTAAAGAATTACATGAAGATCAAGTACAAATGGCTTCTAAGTTTCATACACTTGAGAAGTTTGTAGTTGAAGCTCTTGCTCAGGAAATCGCAGAGTTCCATACAGACAAGCAAGACATTGCAGAAATGAAAGTACGTTTGGTACGCGAAGGCCGTCAGGCTTTGGCAGCCATGAAGGAACAATTCATTAAACGTGCAGCTACGTTGGTCGAGAATACAGTTGAAAAGACTCTGTCAAAAGAGATTGGTCAATTGAAAGAAGACATCGAAGCAGCTCGTCGTAACGATTTTGGTCGTAAATTATTCGAAGCTTATGCTAGCGAATATCAAAATAGTTACCTAAACGAAAAATCAGAAACAGCTAAATTGCTCAAAGTCATAGACAAAAAAGATTTAGAAGTTGTAGAGGCTCATCACGCTGTAGCACAAGCAACCCAGATCTTAGAAAGCAAAGAAGCAGAAGTTAAAGCTCTAATGGAGAGCAAACAACGTCAAGAAATAATGGCAGAACTAGTAGGACCTTTGGCTTCACAGCAAAAGGCTATTATGAGCGAATTACTTGAGAGTGTACAAACTGGCAAACTACGCAGTAGTTTTGACAAGTACCTACCGGCAGTTATTGCTGGCGAAGCTCCACAAAAGAAGAAGGCACTAGTAGAGGCAAAAGAAGTAACAGGCAACAAAGAAACCCACAGCGTCAGTAGCAGCGAACACGATCACAATATTTTTAATATGCGTCGTCTAGCTGGAATTAAACATTAATTAGGAGAAAATAAATGTCAGAACTACTAACAGGCCGTTGGGCAGAAACAAAAGAAGCACTTCTTGAAGGCCTTCAAGGCACTAAGAGATCTGTAATGGCATCTACACTAGAGAACACACGTAAGTATCTAGCTGAGAGTGCTAGCACAGGTGCTACTTCTGCCGGCAACGTCGCAACATTAAACCGCGTGATCCTTCCAGTGATTCGTCGCGTAATGCCAACAGTTATCGCTAACGAGTTGGTAGGTGTACAACCAATGACTGGTCCAGTTGGTCAAATCCATACTCTAAGAGTTCGTTATTCAGATAGCGTTTCTGGAACATATGGTGCTACTGCTGGTGAAGAGGCACTAAGCCCATTCAAGATTGCTGAAGGCTATTCATCTAATGATGGCTCTAAAGTAACTGCTGCTTCTACTGCATCCTTAGAAGGTGCTGCTGGTAAGCGTTTAAGCATTCAAATCTTGAAGCAAACAGTTGAAGCTAAGACACGTAAGTTGTCAGCTCGCTGGACATTCGAAGCTGCTCAAGATGCACAAGCCCAACAAGGCATTGACATCGAAGCAGAAATCATGGCTGCTCTTGCACAAGAGATCACAGCTGAGATTGATCAAGAGATCATTGCATCTCTAACAACACTAGCCGGTTCACAGAACACAGAAGCTTATAACCAAGCTGCTGTATCTGGTACTGCTACATTCGTTGGTGATGAGCATGCTGCTTTAGCTGTTCAAATCAACCGTGTTGCTAACCGTATCGCCCAGCGCACACGTCGTGGTGCTGGTAACTGGGCAGTTGTTGGTCCAACAGCATTGACAATCCTACAATCTGCTACTACAAGCGCATTTGCTCGTACAACAGAAGGTACATTCGAAGCACCTACAAACACTAAGTTTGTTGGTACATTGAACAATGCAATGAAGATTTATGTTAACACATACAATGCATCTGATACAGCACCAGTGCTTATCGGTTACAAAGGTGCTAACGAGTCTGATGCAGCAGCATTCTATTGCCCATACATTCCATTGATGAGCAGTGGTGTTGTTCTAGACCCAACAACATTCGAACCAGTCGTATCATTCATGACACGTTATGGTTATGTTGAGTTGTCAAACACAGCGTCTTCTTTAGGTAACGCTGCTGACTACCTAGGTACAGTTACTATTGCTAACGCAGTATTCAGCTAATCAACTTACCGCAAGGTACGTTAATTATAAGGGGCTCTTCGGAGCCCTTTCTGTTGATCAGATAAATACTTTGTATGATTCACGCAGGGTGAATTTTATGCGGAAATCCAACCGCGTATGGCCTAGAACGCCATGTTTCTTAAGGAGAAAATAAAATGGGACGTCCTTTACATAAAAAATATTTTGGTAATAGAATTACACCATTCCAGGGTGGCAACACTGGTGTAGGTGGAGAAGGTGTAGCTAGCGTAACAATCGCAGCACCAATTGCAGCAGATTTAACAGGAACAATTACTGTTACGTTTTCAGCTCCTCAAATCTCAGGTGGTATTACTGCAACAGGTACTGCACAAGTTGATGGCAGCAATGACCTAACAGGTATTTTAATTACTAACGCAGGTTCTGGTTACACATCAGTTCCAACATTTACAGTTGCTGACGGCAACGAAACTGCAACTTATACTAGCGGCTCAGGCGGCGTTACAGTTGCACTAACTAGCGGTGCAAGTGCTAGAGAAAATGCTATTAGATTTGAAGCACAAATTACTGGTGGTACAGAAGTATTCACTGGCGACATTTTAAAACAAGTTGGCAATCACAGATTTAAAGTACGCACAGCTGACGGTACAGAAGTATGTAAGTTAGTTGCTACTGCAAGTATTGGTGATGGAGAAATGACCATCGGTGCTACTGACAGCGCAGGAGAAACATACTTTGTTACTAAAATTACTGGTCGTCGTGTACGCCTAACACAAAATTCAGCAGGCGTAGGTTCAGTATATGCCACAGGTGCCACAGCTCCTTGGAAATTTGCTCCAGCCGCAGGTATCTACGTTCAGATTGATAATCAATAATAGGATCAATTAGATGACATCTAAAGTCGTTAACGTTGCTAATGGTGACTACAAAGTAATTGTTCGAGATAGTGGAAGCATCACGCTTGACACAGGTGAGCAAGGTACAACTATAATTACTGGCAATCTTGAAGTTCGAGGTGATACTACTTATGTATATGTTAGTGATATGCAAGTTGAAGATAACACTATTATACTCAACGTTAACGGCGGTAGTGCTTCAGGCATTCCCACAGGTGGCATTAAAAATGGTCGTTCAGGTTTAGAAATTACTCGTGGTGGCGCAGGAGAATTTGCTGATGCTTGGTTTATGTTTGATGAAACAGTAAAACACATTTATCTAGCTGCTGAAAAGAATGGTACATTTGTTTTTAAACGTAACACAGGCGGTGATGGTGAATTAGCAGGTATCCAAACTTGTCACATTAACAGTAAAGGTCAAGATCTTTTCTTATTAGTAGATCCTGATAACCCTAGCGGTACTGGTGTTATCACAGTTAGTGGAATGAATGCATATGAGCGTAATGTATTAGATTATGCAGCATGGGATTTAATTCCACCAACTGGCCCAATTGTAGCTTCAAAACCTGATGCTATTCCTAACGTACAGGCAGTTGTAGATTTTTTAAATTCTCAATTAGCCTTTTTAGAATTACCTAAAATCAAAGAAGCCAATACTATTGTAGAAGTATTTGATGCACAAGGACCCTTAAGTCCTTATAGACCTACAGGTTATACTGCTCCAACGGATAGTACAATTGACTTTACAGTTGACGGTGTGTTAAAAGGTCAATTTACAGTTGACGGCCTTAATGTTGACAATGTTAGAATTTTAACAAACACAGTAGCAAATACTGATGCTAGTTCAGATTTAATACTTTCTGCACTTAACAGCAACATTAAAGTTGATGGATATTTAAATCTAGCTGATCAAACAACTGCTCCAACTTCAACAAGTGGAGTAAACAAGATATACTCTAAAGCTACTCTAGGTATGGGTAAGTCAGGAGTATTTTTTGTAAATACTACCACAAGCGATGAGCTGGTCAGTAGACGCAGAGCACTTGGCTTCAGCATGATATTTTAAGGAAAGAATAATGGCGATTTCAAATAAAGCAGTTACAGTATCAGGAGGCGGTAATGATGATATATTCACATGTCCTGGAACTCTAGTTACTGACATACAAGAACACGCTGTGACTTGTTTAATATTTTGTAACATAAGCACTACTGACTCAGTTGTATTAAATTTAACAGCTACGCCACAAGGTGGTGCTGCTCGGTCTTTGATTAAAAATTTAACTATTCCAGCAACAGAAACATTTACATTTGACACAGAAAAGTTAGTACTGTCTACAGGTGATACGCTAACAGCAACAGCAGACGTTGACGGCAGATTAGAAGTAACAGTTAGTTCATTTAGAGTAAGCTAATGAGATTTATAAAACAATCACAGTTGAATTTTAGAAACGTAAAAGACTACAGTGTAGTTGTAGAAACTGACGGCCGTGTAACCATGGACGGAGTTATTTCTCTACAACTACCATCTGGCACAGGTGATCCTGCAGAAACAACTGATACAGATTTAAATCAACGCCCCACAAGTGCAATTAACGGAATGATTCGTTACAACACTTATGGTACAGACGGTGGCGAGCTTGAAGCATATCAAGCAGGTCAATGGAGAGCTATTAGATTTAAAGAACCTACTAAAATTACTTTAGATTATATCGGAACTGGCGATGATATTGAAACAGTGTTTGGTCCTTTAAATCCAGATCCGTTCTTATACCCAACTATTGAAAATGGTACAACTTGGAATGCCACACAGATTGCTCTTAATCTTGTAGTGTTTGTTGAAAACGTTCAACAGATTGGAACAATTAACTTTGATGTTATACAACAACCAACTGGCTTCGGCGGAGACCTTGAAACTTATATTGATTTCGGTCTAACTCCAGTACCGTTAGGCAAGCAAGTACACGTACTACACAGATTCGATCGTTAATTGAATCAATAAATAGTGTATTGGAGCGATAAATGGCTGATACACTAGGTAGAATTTCCGGACAACTGTTAAAAGCTGATCTTTCTAGAGACGGCCAGCCGTTGAATTTTGAAAACGGTTTATTATATCTCAACACCGCAAACAGATATGTAGGTGTAAACGAAGAAAGTCCGTTTAGAAATCTATTTGTCAACGGTACTACAAATACTAGTGATTTAATTTCTACAGATGGTCTAGCTGGACTCACTAGTCTATTGATCAGTGTTAGTGGTAACAGTATTACCACCGCTGATGATCTTAATTTAACTGCTGCTAACTATGTGTTTGCTAATATTGTCACAACAGATGATCTTGAACTAGCTAACAATACAATCTCATCACTAACGGAAAATGCCAGCATTGGTCTAGACCCTAGTGGCACTGGCACGTTAGAAGTACACAGTGATGTTAATGTTCTTAATTCTAATAGTTTGTATGCACAAGGTAATATTACACTTAGTGGTAATTTAATAATTGGCAATGCTCCAACAGATACTATAACATTTTCAGCTAATGTTAATAGTGATATTATTCCTAATCTTACAGATACACATTCGTTAGGCTCTAATAACAGCATTAGCGG